GCCTATACCGTTGACTCTTTAGAACAACTTCAATATATTAGAGGACAAATCAGAGCCTTAGAAACTCTGCTACAGGATCTTAAAGACCTGCAACAAAAACAGGAGCAAGTAAATGACGACGGAGACGACGGAGATTTCAAATAATGAAATCCCTGCACATGTAGAAGGACTAATAGACGCATACAAAGAGAAAGAAAAAACTCAAACTTTTCTAGACGCAAAAGCTGTTGAAGAAAATTCATCTTTACTTGAAAGACTTCCAGAACCCACAGGTTGGAGAATTTTAGTTTTGCCTTGGGCAGGCCCAGCAAAAACTAAAGGTGGAATATTCCTATCCGATCAAACTGCGGAAACAATTCAAGTAACAACGGTTTGTGCATATGTCTTAAAAGTTGGTGACCTTGCATACACAGATAAAACTAGATTTCCTAATGGACCTTGGTGTCAAAAAGGAGATTGGGTAATATTTGGTCGTTATTCAGGGGCAAGATTCAAAATAGAAGGCGGCGAAGTAAGAATTCTAAATGATGATGAAATCATTGCTAGAATTAAGAACCCGGAGGATATTTTGCATACGTATTAACTACGCAATAACAGGAGCTACACATGATAGAAGAAAAGAAAAAATCTCCAGAAGTGGAGTTAGATACAGATGGTGTTGAAGAACAAACAATATCTGTTGAAGAAAAAAAAGTAGAAAGTAAAGAAGAACTTCCTAAACAAGAAGTTGATCTAGGTTATACAGAACCATTAAAACCTGGAATCGAAGGAATCAAAGTAGAAGAAGTTGAAGATAAAAAAGAATCAGCAGTTAAACCAAAAGCTGATGATGAAGATGATTTATCTCAATATTCTGATTCGGTTAAAAAAAGAATCGATAGACTAACTTACAAAGTTAGAGAGCATGAAAGAAGAGAAAAGGCTGCTCTTGAATTTGCTAAGGGAGTTCAAAAACAACTAGATGAAGCAAAACAAAAATATAGCAAAACAAGTAAAAGCTATATTGAACAATTCACAGCTAGAGTTAATGCAGAACAAGAGAAAGCAAGAGGTGCATTAAAAGAAGCAATTGAACTTCAAGATGCTGATAAGATTGCAGACGCAAATGCAAGAATTACACAGTTAGCTATTGAAGCTGAAAAAGCTAAAATGACAGCTGAAGCTGAGGCTGAAAAAGAAGCCAAAGTTGTTCAACAACCTAGTCAAACTCAACAACCTCAAACGCAACAAACCTACGTAGAACCTTCAAAAAAGGCTAAATCTTGGGCTGAAAAGAATGAATGGTTTGGTAATGACAAAATCCTAACAGGAGCTGCATTTACCTTCCATGACGATTTAATTAGTCAAGGGTTTGACGCAGAGAGTGATGAGTACTATAATGAGATTGATAAATTGATGAGAGATACGTTCCCTCATAAATTTAACAAACAGGAGCAAAAGAAACCCGTCCAAACTGTTGCATCTGCACAAAGAAACCAAGCCGGACGCCGTAGTGTGAAACTCACCAAGTCACAAATAGCTATCGCTAAAAAACTAGGGGTGCCACTAGAGGAATATGCAAAATACGTGAAGGAGAATAATTAATATGAGTGAAATAAAAAGAACCTCACGCGAGTCCGATGTTAGAAAAAAAGAAATGAAAAAAACTACATGGGCTCCACCGTCAAGTCTGGATGCACCTGCTGCACCAAATGGCTTTGCACATAGATGGATAAGAACATCTATTCAAGGCTTCGAAGACATGGGTAACGTGACTAAGAAGCTAAGAGAAGGTTGGGAATTTGTAAGAGCTGAAGAATTAAAAGATCAAGCTCAAAATTTTCCAGTCATCAATCAAGGTCAGTATGCAGGATGTGTTGGGATTGGAGGCCTTGTTCTGGCAAGGATACCTTTGGAGATATTAAAGGCTCGCTCCGAATATTTTCGGAAGATCACAAGTGATCAAATGAACGCAGTCGATAATGATCTTATGAAGGAACAGAACCCTGACATGCCAATCAATATTGAGAGGCAGTCAAGAGTAACTTTTGGTGGCGGTCGTAAGAGCTAAGATTTTTAGCAATAACCATTTAAACCAATAGAAGCTCTTAATTTTGTAAACTAAAAATAAACATAGGAGTAAACTATATATGGCAAACGTAAGTGAAAAGTTCGGTCTAAGACCGTACAGAAAACTAGACGGAACACCATTAGTTGGAGCTCAAAACAGATACACAATTAAGGCTGGCTACGCAACGGCAATATTTCAAGGGGATTTGGTAGTACCAACTTCCACTGGAAACATTGAAAGAGCGACTGCTGGTTCTTCTGCGGCTGTTGTTGGAGTATTCAACGGAGTGTTCTACAATGATCCTACTACAGGAAAACCAACATTTAAAAACTATTACCCAGGTGGCGTAACACCATCTCAAGGTGATATTACTGCAGCTGTTGTCGATGACCCAGATGCGGTGTTTTTAATTGATTCAGATGAAGCTTTTACAAGAGCTGATCTGTTTACTAATTACTCTATTACTAACGTAACGGGTAATGTACAAACAGGAATATCTAAAGTTCAGTTAGACAAATCTGCTACAGGAACTGCTAGCACATTTGTTATTCAGGCAATTGATATATCGCAAGATCCATCAAATTCTGATACTGCAGCTGCTAACGGAAATATTCTTGTTAGAATAAATCGCCATTTCTTTAGAACTGGCACAGGACTATAATAGGAGAATAAAAATATGGCTATATCACGAGCACAGCTAGTCAAAGAACTAGAGCCAGGATTGAATGCACTATTCGGTCTTGAGTACAGCAGATATGAAAATCAACATGCGGAGATTTTCCCTGCAGAGACTTCAGAAAGAGCTTTTGAAGAAGAAGTAATGCTATCAGGTTTCGGTTCAGCACCAGTTAAAAACGAAGGTGCTGGAGTAGTGTTTGATCAAGCGAACGAAACGTTCACAGCTAGATACACACACGAAACTATCGCTTTAGCATTTTCTATCACAGAAGAGGCTATTGAAGATAACTTATATGACAGACTTGCAGCTAGATACACAAGAGCTTTAGCAAGATCTATGTCAAATACTAAACAAGTTAAAGCTGCAGCGGTTTTGAACCAAGCACAAGTAACTACTGTAAGAGGTGGTGACGGAGTTTCTTTAATTAACTCAGCACACCCACTTGCTACTGGTGGTACTTTTTCAAACGTGCTTTCAACACCGGCTGACCTTAACGAAACATCACTAGAACAATCATTGATTGATATTGCTGGTTTTGTTGATGAAAGAGGATTAAAAATTGCTCTTACAGGTAGAAAAATGATAATTCCAAAAGAATTACAATTTACTGCTGAAAGATTAATGGCATCTCCTCAGAGAACAGCAACAGCTGATAACGACATCAACGCTATCAGAAGCATGGGAATGATTCCAGAAGGTTATAGAGTGAATAACTTCTTAACTGATACTGATTCATTCTTCATTTTGACTGACTGTCCTAATGGATTTAAACATTTCATTAGAAGTCCAATCAAAACTGCTATGGAAGGTGATTTCGATACAGGTAACGTAAGATTTAAAGCTAGAGAAAGATACAGCTTCGGTTGGTCTGATCCTAGATGCGTATTTGGTAACGGAAATTTACCAACTAGCTAATCTTTAAATTAGATTACTATTCTAAAGGGGCGGAGTCTTACTTCGCCCCTTTTTTTATGGTATAAATAAAATACTATACATAACTTTCTGATCTAGACGCAGTATAGTCGACGGCCTAGAGACTAGATTAGAATAACTAGGAGAATAATTTATGGCTAATACTACTTTTTCAGGTCCTATAAAATCTGGAAATATTTTTAATACAACAGGAACTACACTTGGAGAAAATGTAAAAAATACAGGTGCTGTTGTACTTACTCAATCATCAACTGTTGCATTAACACAAGCTACTACAACTGCTACTGCTCTTGGAATTATAATTCCAGCGAACAGCCAAATACTTAGTGTTGTAATAATGATAGAACAACTTTTTGCAAACTCAGCAACTACAACTATTGCTGTTGGTTTAAGTTCATCAAACGCAACAAACCTTATAGCAGCAGCTTCAGTTTCTGCTACTGCAACTATAGTTAATCCAACTGTTCCAGCAAGTGCAGGAGCATGGAGAACTGTAGGAACTAGCGATGTTCAATTATACGGAATAACAGTTGCTAACTCTGCAACAGCAGGTAAAGCAAGAATCGTTGTTACTTATAGTCAAAACGCAACATTAGCGGCACTATAATAAATTAATTTTAAGGAGCTCTTCGGAGCTCCTTAATAATAAGGAGAATAAAAATGAAATCAGATGTAAAACCGGTCGTAACGACTTCTTCTAATGCTGTATTATTTACGGGACCAACAAGATTAAGAGGTTATGCTGTTCAATCAACAGGTTCTTCTGGAACTGTAGTTATTAATGGTTTAGCAAATATTACTACTGTAAGTTCTTCTACAAATACTGAAGTTTATATTCCAATATCAGTTGGTGCAGGGCAAACAGAAACATTAAATCTTGCTGAAGATGGAGTTTTATATGCTAGAAGAAACGGCACAGGAATTATTGATGGAATTGGTATTACAGGAAATACAGATTCTTTAAGAGTAATTTTATATATAGATAAGTAAAATGGCCGGTGTCGGTTGTCAATTAAAAGGTACTGGTAAAGCAGTACGTGCGTACGCACGTGGGGGAGATGTTCAACCTCCTAAAACAAAAAAATATTTCAGACCAACTAAATCTGGTGCAGGTATGACTAAAGCAGGTGTTGCTAGATACCGAAGAGAAAATCCAGGTTCAAAATTATCCACAGCAGTTACAGAAGACAATCCAACTGGTAAGAGAGCATCAAGAAGAAAATCTTATTGTGCACGATCTGCTGGTCAAATGAAAATGTTTCCAGGAGCTGCAAAAGATCCTAACTCCAGACTGCGTCAGGCTAGACGTAGATGGAAATGTTAGTTATCTTTCCATCATAATGGAAATAAATAAATTATTAGTACATAAACATTTAATTGTACGAGCAGAAGTCTATCGACCACCGATGGACGAGGAGTTTCTTAGGCGTTGGTTAAACGAATTCATAGAACAAATTGGAATGAAAGTAATGATGGGACCTTATGTTAAATATTCTAACATGGAAGGTAACAGAGGAATTACAGGAGCTGCAATTATTGAAACATCACATATTGTAATGCATATTTGGGATGAAGTAAGTCCAGCATTAATGCAATTTGATGTTTATTCATGCGGTGAATTTGATCCTAAATCTATTTGTAATAAAATAGATAAAGACTTTACAGTTCATAAAATAGAATATAAATATTTAGATAGGGAAACAGGATTAAATGAAATTAAATAATGGCATATTTAAATGCAAACATACCACCAATTTATTGTAAAATAAGGAGAGAATATTTATATGACTTACGAGAACATAAAGGCGAAACTGAAGACTGCGTGGTATTTGGTTTGGGGAGTATTAGCGGCCGTGCACTCTTGTTTCATTGTTTACTTACGAACGGTGCAATCTATTGGAGACTTCCTATCTCTGCTTTTGTTCAAAGAAGAGACAGCGATACTTTGTATAGCACACCGATGGAACATCAAGACCTCGAAGATCTTGAGTTATGGAATTCATTTAGTTATTATCCTGCTGTTACTACTTTTGATTTTTTAATAGGACAACGTTGTAAATATTTAGGAAAGGATAAAAAATTTATTCATGGAGAATATTTATTCACTGTGGATTGGGCACATCCGGAACCTAATATTATCGATACTGAACATTCTGAAATTCCCGATCAGCATAAGTGTGCTCACATTTTGGCTCTTGATAACGGCAACTTTGCAGCTCAGCCTAATAATCGTATTTTGTGGAATATTCCTAGCTTTACAACTTCAAAACATTGGCCAGACTATAAAGTCCAAACTACAGAGTGGAATGTAGAAAATAAAGATTGGGTTACTGACAACTCTGATAACATGTTTTATAATGTAAAAAAGGATAAAAATGAGTAGTGAATTTAAATTAAGCGATCAAACAAATATAGCTTTACCTATAAAAAATATAGTAGCTATTGTATCTGCTATTGTTGTAGCAGTATGGACTTATTTTGGTATTGTTGAAAGATTAAATAGATTAGAGACTAATGAAAAGTTAATGGCTCAAGATCTTTTAAAAAAAGCAGATCAAACTCCAAAGAATCAAGAATTATTTATGTTGATTGAGTATCAAGCTAAAACAATAGAGAAACATACAAAACAATTAGAAGAAAACGTTCATACAAAAGTATTAATATCTCAATTAGAAAAGAAAGTAGATAAACTAGAAAAAGAATTAGATACCGTAAGAGGTAAATAATGATTGAAGTAGT